GTCACTTTCTTGACGATATTTTCATCAGTTGCGCCGTAAATATTAACTATCACAGTATTACCGCCGGACATTTCTGACGCTTCGGCAATTCTATCCATCTTGCTCCAGAATTTGTCTAGCGGAATAACGGCCTCTGGCCCCGCTTCTCCGACACCCGCCAAAGTCGGTTGGTCGAAAATACCGCCTTTTGCGTACCATGAAACGCTGAAGTGCGGAAGCGAACCTTTGCCGCCAATTCCGAATGGTGCCTGACCGCCGGAAACGCTGATATGAGGCAGGGACAATCCCGAAAAAATTCTACCGATATGTAGCGGGAAGATTCCCTTGATTTTGTTCATTATGCCTTTGACTTTTTCTTTCGCCCTCTCTATCGGCTGTGTGATAGCAGTAGCGATTTTAGACAGCGCAGTTTTTACTGCCGAAAGAGCCGCACCGCCCATGCCTTTCGCAAGACTGAATATCGCTTTTGCTCCAAGCGACAGCAGTTTCGGAGCGAGTTTTGCGACCGACTTGATGACAGTCGCCGCCAGTTTCGCCAATGCGGCAATGATGGACGGCAGATTTCTGATAAAACCGACCGCCAACTGCTTGATCATCTTGCCGCCTTCTCTGACTATCGTCGGCAGGTTCTTGCTGATGAATGCAGTGAACTTCGATATCATAGCGGTCAAACTATTGATAAACGCCGGAAGGTTCGAAAGAAATCCATTCGCAAGCGAGACGACGATTTGACGCCCTTTCGCAAGGACTGCCGGCAACACGGCTGTGATTGCGTTCAGCGCATTGCCAAGCATCACGGGCAACTGTGCGGCGAACTGCGGGAGTCCGTAGCGCATACCGTTCATAATGTTGGCAAGCATTGACTGCCCCGCCGCCATAAACGAAGGAATGCCGACTTGAATTGCTGTCATAATTGCACTTGGAAGTGCTTTCACCACGTTGCCAACCATCGGAATCAGATTCCCGAACAAGAACGTGCTTGCCGTCTGAATCAGCGTGGTAAGTGGCCCCTTGATGTCTTCACCAAGAGCCATCGACCCCATGAAATTGGAATACGCCGCTTTCATGGCACCGAACGAGCCGGACAGCGTCGAACCAGCTTCCTCCGCCGCAACGCCAGTCAGACCGATTTCGCCCTGAATAACGTGGATGGCATCGTAAACATCGCCCAAGTTGGAAATATCGTATTTCTTGCCGGACAACTTTTCGGCATCTGCAAGCAAGCGTTCCATCTCGCTTTTCGTACCACCATAGCCCAACTTGAGGTTGTCGAGCATGGTGTAATTCTGTTTTGCAAAGCCCTGATAAGCATGCTGAATATCTTCGATTGGCGTGCCCATCTTGGCGGCATTATCTGTCATATCCAAGATGGCAGTATTTGCCGCTTTGACGGCTTTGGTAGTGTTCCCACCAAACGCCTGCTTAAGTGACGCACCAAAGGAAACAGCCTGTTCGGCATAGTCATTCGCAGATATTCCGGCTTTTACCGCTTCGGCGGCATACTTTTTCGCCGCACCGGAGGCTTTGCCGTATATTGTTTCAAGGCCACCATAGGACTGCTGGAGTTTACCCCCCTCGTCCAGAGCCTTCTTCAGGATCATCCCAACTGTGGCACCGATGGCCGCTTTGGCCAACGCACCTTTGATTTTTCCAGCGATGTTCGTTCCCGCAGTATTTCCTGCGGCGGACGCTTCGCCTGACAATGCGGATGAGATGCTCCCTTTTATGCCCGTTGCTTTTGGCATAATCTGCACATAGGCAGTTCCGAGCGAAGTCCCAGCCATTTTATTCTCCTCTTATTCTGGCAAGTGCCGCCTCAAACTCCTCTGGAGTGTCGAATCCTACTACACCCGCCTGTTTCTTCTTGCTTGGTTCTCCCAGCAATTCCGCCACTACACTGTTCGGCCTGTTCTGTTTCTTCTTCGCATCTTCTGTAAAACTATAACGGAACAGCGCGACTTGGTCTGTGATGGATGCCAAGAGCAATGTGTCCTGACGCACCGGAATGCCGGACATCTTCATTCTGATTCTCGATTCTGCCCTCAAACCAGCGGCCAAGGTCGCCGCCAGACGAACTGGAAGCGACCTGTAGTCATAAATGTGATAGGTCTCGGCAAAGTCGCAAATCAATGCGTCTTCATCGAGATTTATCATGCTGGCGAGGGTTATCAGTTTTTTATTTCGGCAGTGTTCATTAACTCCTGAATCGCTTCGGCCATCGCTTCGACCGTAGCGGAGCCAGTAGTCTCTTTCAGATGGTCGGCCAGTCTGTCGACCTCCTCCTCGCTGCCCAGTAACATCTCGGCCACATCAACGATCAAAGGCAAATCGCCCTTGTCGACCTTGCGGATCGCTTTGAGAAATTCCCAGCTCTCCATGTTGGCCTCGTTCAGTTCGGCCTCGAATCCACTTTCTAATTTAACGACCATATAACCCTCCTAATGCGGCTTATTAAGCCTTTTTGTAGTACTCGTAATGAGTCTGTCCTTCGCTGTCCGGTGTAGCGGTGACGGTAACCTCGTAGCCAACTACATCGTTGTCAACGAAGGTAATGTCTCCAACTTCGGAAACCTTGCCGTGAGGAATAACGAAACGGGTAGCAACATCGCCATTCATGACCATGTCGATGACCCAGACGCCTTCCTCTGGTTCGGATGCGTTAGCCTTAACGGTCAGCCCGGTGTCCAGATCTCCAAGAACGTTGTCGCTGCCGTAAACGGCCTTTTTTGTTTCAGGATTCAAAAACTCGATCAGCGTGAACTGGAAAGTATCCTCCTTTTCCTCCTGGACTACCAGCACGGTATCATTGCCCCATGCTTTGATGGTTTCCATAGACGGGGAATTGGCGTTGGTTACACCGTCCTCGCTACAGTATCCGAGATCCTTAAAGGTGGCTTCCAGCGCAGTCACCGCATCAGTTGGTGCGGTAGTTCCAGATGGTGCTCTGAAAACGGCACCGCCTACTTTAGGCTTTCCGGCGGTTACATTTGCAACACTTGTTGACATTTAAAAACCTCCTAAGTAATGCGTAATCTGAAACACGGCCTGATAGCGATATTGCTTCGTGGCCGTGTTCGTGTAGTTATAATCTGTTTCAAGTCTTATCCCAGAGACGGCAGGCAATTCGACCAAGCCTTTCATTGCCTCTTTCACTCGCTCGTTAAGAACAAGGGCTTCGTACATGCTGGATCCGTAGGACTGCACAGCGATGGTCGAAGTAGTAAGATGATTGACCGAAGGGCCAGCGGTCTTTTCGATAAGAACATATTCGCCGAGTTGCTCCGGAGCCTCCATACCGACAGAGATGCCGTCCAGATGCGCCGATAAGTAATCGACCAGAGTTTTTTCTATAGTCTCCATCAGCCACCCCCAAGAGCCTTTAGCAAAGTATTATTTTCGAGACAGTCGCGAACGGCCTCACTGTTCTCCGCCCGAACTGTAGTCACGGCGATCCAGTTGATGGTCTTCGTATCCATGCCATAGCGGGCATCCTTCACCGTTGCAGATGCGTTTGCAGATGCGGCGACCCTTTGACCCTTTTCGGTCAGAATCGACTGCATCGCTCCGCTCTTCATCAGTTCGTTGAGCCCGGGCAGGTTCAAGTCGAATTTAACCTTGCTCATACCGTTCTACCCTGACTTTCTTGTTCCAGCAGAGCGGGATCAGATCCTCGATGCCCTCCTGCGGGATACCAACGATTCGCCAATCCTCGCCGAAGAACGTGACCCGGCTGCCTGCCTTCCAGTCGTGGTCGTCCTTTTTCGGGATGCCCAACTGGTAGACGGCTTCGCGTCCGGTCAGATTCAGCGTGTCAAGAATCTCCTGCGTACTCATCGGAGCGACCAGCACATTCTCCACGACTTCGGGACGTTCCTCGTAAATCGGATGATTTAGCGGGTCTTTCCCGATTTCAGTTTTGACGTGCAGAACAACCTCGATTCCTCTCATGCTAAATCACCGTCCTGTTTCGCCAGTTCCTCAACGGGACTATACGAACCGATAGAACCGCAGACACCGAGCATTTTCTTTTCCAGTTTGCCCAGATAGATCTCGCCGACAGTTCCGCCTCCGACCGTCCAGCTCTGGGAATAGCCAAGTGCGGCCATGCTTCCCTGCGTTGCACCAATGGGCACATCGCTTGCGCCGGATCCAGTGCCGATTGCTCGGATAACCATTCGGCAGGAAACTATCTTTTTCGCGTCAGCCTCTGCGTTTTTGTTGTATGAATCGATGATCACTGCGGCATCATCCAGGAGCGAAGCACAGACTTGCATCTCGGTATCAGTCAAAACTCTTGTGATTCTTTCCTGCACGTCTGAAACAGTTGCATATGCCATCGTGATCACCTCACTTTTTCGATACAGTCTTTTTAGCCTTCTTCGGCTTTTCGCTCGGGATGTCCTTCAACCATACCAAGCCAAGACTGTTTAAATACGCTCCCCTTTCATCAGGACAGTCGAAGGCGTCCCCAATGTATCTGAAGACGCCTTTCTCTTTGTCGTAAAAGGAGCAGGCTACAATAGCCCGTTTCATTATGCGCTGATGGTAGCCTTGACGATTCTATCCTTGAAGGCAGGATGTACGCCCAGACCGCAGTAAGCCACAGTCTCAACAGCGGCATTTGCATAAGCCCCATCGTTGTGAACTCCGACGATGCCGGAAGCGTCGGTGGTCATTTCCAGTCCCGGGATGGAAGCGAGGGAAGGTGCAACGACCTCCAGATTCTCGAGAACGGTTCCGAACATGGTACCAGAAGCCACGTTGGTGTCGGCGATCACGTTGCCGATGCCCATGAAGTTGGCCAGATAGGACAGACCGAACTGGGACTCCAGAGTGATGTTGTGTGTTCCGAGATATCCGTACATGTCTTCCGGATTTACGAAGAATACCGGGGTGCCGAACTCATCCTCGAACAGTCCTGCCAGTTTGCCAGCAGTAGCGGCGATAGCAGCCTGGAAGTTTGCTCCGGTTGCGGTTCCGGTTCCGGTCTTGATTCCGTCAAAGATGGTCTTGCGGACCTTTCTCTGGATCTGCTTCAGCATCTCGTCGTTGGTCTTACCAACAGACAGTTCGTAACCATACTTTCCGATGTCCTCGATGGCGGTCAGATTTCTGTACTTGCTATAAGTGATCTCGATGGTATCACCGTCGCTAACTGCGATTCCGCTGTCCGGGATCAGAGCTTTCGGAGCGACAGCCTCTGCGCTGATGGTGCCGGAAACGTTGTAGGTTTTAACAGCGGTTCCCGGTGCAACGATGTCAACGGAAGTCTTACCGAGTACGGACAGCAACTGCTGAACGTTTGCCTCGAACTTTGTGATAAAATTAATGTCCTGTGCCTTTGCAAGAACGACCATATTAGGATTAACAGCCATTTTGTTTCCTTTCCGCTCTACTCAAAGAGCTCTATATTCTTTGCGATTGCTTCAAGGCGTTCCTTCTCGTCCTTAATGGCGAGAATGTCCGCTTTTGAAACGGTTGGTGTTGGCGTTTCGCCGCCATCATGCACGTTCGGGTATGCCGGAGTAGCAAAAGCCTTGATGGCCTCCGCCTGCGCTTTGCAAGCCTCCGCAGTATCCGCCGTGAGAAGGTTGGCAGGTACGCCGATTTCCTGCGAAACTGATTCGCGTATTTTTCGGATTTCATCGGCTTTGTTTCTGGATTCCAGTTCGGCACGAAGTGCGTCTGCCTCTTCCTGTGCCTTCTGAAGTTCAGACTTGTTCGCCTCTTCCATCTCGTCAAACTTCAGAGCCTTCTTTTTCAGTTCCTCAAAATTTTCGTACTTTGACCGCTCTCTCGCGATCCGATCCTGCACGATGGCGTTGAGTTCCGCCTGTGTGAAAGTCTTCTCTTCGGTCTGATTTTCCTGATTATTGTTCAGTTCATTTGTAGCCATCTTTTTACCTCCTGATGTTTGAGCGTCCACGTTTATGGCACGTGTTGCCAATTAAAAAGCAGGCCCTTATTGGTCTGCTGTTTCAACCTCTTTTCGTCTTGCATAGGCAAGGCGTTTCTGGGCGTTTATTTCGTCCTTGTTCTTTTTATAATCTTCTCGGCGTATAGAATTAGCCTTTTCCTTCATGGTGCGACCGTCCGCTTGCTGGTACTCTTCGTACAATGCATCCGGGTCATACCCTGCAACGGTAGACGATTCGTCGAACCGTATTGCATAAGTGCAGTCACAGTTCGCATGGATGTGTTCGGCATGCCCGTTCTTTATTGCATTCTTCGATGCCCTTTTCCATCCGTTTGCCGCTAGCATGCGGCAGAACGGACAAGAGTCACCACTGGGGATCCACGCCCACTCGGCACCGTCTCGAATTGCATTCTGCATCGTGGTATCGACGCCCGTCATTTTCACGAGCCGACCGACAGCCGAACCCATCACGGACGGTTGACTGGACTGAAGCATCACACCGTTGACAGTTTTCGCAACTTCGCCATAAGTCGCCGTTGCCGCAGGCTCCGCTAACGGTACCGATGCACCACATGCCACACCAACCGCGTCATACATTTGGCAGGCTATTTCACCCGCTCCTTCGCCGTATTTGGTCGCAAGGGCGAACGCATAGTTTATAATACTTCGACGCGTCTCACGGGCATTCCAGAGCCCGTCAGCGTCTCTGTGCGTGTCCATGAACTGTTCCAGTTCTTCCGCTGCCTTGTCGCTTACCTTCCGAAGGTCTGCAACGAACTTTTTCCACGTCTTCTGTGGGATCCTCACGACTCATCACCCGTTTCAATTTCGCCGATGACCTGCATGCCACGAGCTCGCTGTTCCTGCGCCTTGATTCGGCGAATATCCGCCTGGCTAAAGCCAATCATTTCGAGGAATGTGTCGGTGGATGCAAATTCCTGCCTAGCAGATGCAATCTTGATGGCCGCATCAGCAGTCACCGCCACAGACGGCATGGCAGGGTTCTTAAAGTGCGCCACAACGTCTTTCTGTTCGTCTGTCAAAGCCTCAATGGTGGTGCCGTGCGAAATAGCAAGTGCCATCATGGCGATGGTCTGAAGTGCGTCACCGTTGACTTTGTTCAACTGTTCGGCCATGCTCACCAGCGTCTGCGACTGTGCAAGAATAGCATCGCTGGAAGTCGGATTCGCCTCGTTGACCACGCCAGTATCCATCACGGTCAGCCCGGTGGCCGCTGAGAACTGTGTGGCAAGCATTCGAAGCATCTCAACATGGGGAGCGATTGTTCCCTGCTGTAACTGGCCGAAAACGGGTCTCTCGCCTGTCTCGGGGTTAACAGTAGCCGCCAAAATATTGCCGATATACTGCTTAAACTTCTGATTGGTCACCGCATCGAACTGCTCATCAGTCACACCCAGCAGATACTTCTGCGGGGCCGTGCTAAATTCAAGCCCAATCGTCGCATTTGCTATCGTCCTGACATAACCTTGAATCAGTCTCCGAATCGGTTCTTTTATGCGTGACTGCCCGAAGGGTTTTCGACTGGTAGCGTTCCAGACCATTGGCTCCATGAGCGGCCGGCCCATCTTGTGCGGCATCCTCGAGGCGTACCACTTATACTCCACTTTCGTCAGCACCCAGATGGCGTCATCCGTGTACAGGTTTACCAAAGACGGCGTCCAGCTCTTGTCCGATTCATCTTGCACCGTATCGATGATGGCCATGCCGCAGTCAATTCGACCCTTGACACCATTCCATAAAGCCGATGCAGACTGCGGACTGTGGAACCGGATACGGCAGCCGATTCGGTCATCAGCCGAAAGCGTTGCAAACGTGCAACCGAATTTCAATTCGTCACAAGCCGCCTTGTTATACTCGGTCACCAGTCTGTTATCCTGCACCAGCTTCGTCAGCTCTTCAACTGCATCCCCGTTGGATCCGACAAAGCCGTCGAACATCGAGCGGCTCGCAAGTACATCCACCGTTTTTGCGCCCCAAGAACATCCAATCTCTAGCCCGCGAACGCCAGCAGGAAGTGCAATGCCCAGATTGACCTCATTTAGATTGATGTGCCCTTCATAATACTTATTTTTCGTTTTATTCTTCGCCAGATGGCTGTTATACACTTCAACCAGTGCACCCAACTGACCTTGTTCTTTCGGTGGGAGCCCCACCACATTGTTGATTAAAAACATTATCCTATCCTCATTTTCTTGTTCGGGTCACGTTTTGTAGTTTTAGCTCCCCACAACGCAAGAGCGGCCGCCTCGATTGGGGTGGAGTTCTCACCGCCGAAACCGTAGCCGCCGCTTATTGGCCTTTTTATCGATGTAATAGCACTTTCGCGCAGGATCTCCTGCCCGGAGAACCATGTAACCGTTTTTTCGTTCAAGGCATTAGTTAAAGTGCCAGCCGCCGCCAGAACATTCTTGACTGTCGGGATTATCACCGACCCCTTCATCTTCCAGGTGTCGGAAATCTTGTCCACAAGAACGTCCACACCATTTCGCCCATCAATTACCACGCAGGACGCTTTGTTGTATCTGGCATTTAACCAGTCTGCAAGCCACTGCGTACCAAATGCCATCGGCTTCAGGTCGATCATCGACACTCTCGCCGGGCCATCTTGCGGAATGACCGCCCCACACAGGCAGACCGTTGAACCATCCGCACTGAACTTCACACCGTAAGCGGTCTTGCCTTCGGGTTTCGGCTCTCTAGACCTGCATGCGTCCCACACCTTCTGGTCGATGGCATAGTCTTCATGCTTCTCCACCACTGGTGTCCACCACCCCAATCTCTCTCGGGCGAATTTGTCCGGATCCATCTGTTCGCATTCCCCTTCGATAGTCGACTCGAGGATCCTGCGACCAAGTGCCGGGTTCGTTTTCGCCCAGCGTGTCCGGTCAGTCACGTTCCCAATTTCGCCCACCGAAAACTCGAACCATGCCGTCGCTTTTGTCTCTCCGGCGATGGCCCCCTCTCTGATCCGTCTGAACACCGTTCCCGTCACATCCGGACTTGGTGGTGTCCCGACATATATTGTTTGCGGGTTAAGACTTGCCGAAATGGCTGGAAGAAAACTCGCTTGCTGGTCTTCGTCCAGTTCCTGCGCCTCGTCAAAAATCAGCAAATCACCATGCTGACCTCTTCCGCCGTTTCGCGTCCTTGCAAGGAACTTCACCCTTGCTCCGCTCTTCAGGATGATCTGTTCACGTCCTAACGCCGTTTTGATATCCTTCAGATACTTCCTCAATTTCGGCGTATCAAAAAACGTTGCCATTTCTTCGAACGTCTCCGTCGAAGTCTTCTGCAAGTGCGCCGTGTAAAGCACCTGTTCGTTATACATAATCATCCCCGATTCGGCACGACCTTCAACAAGACCACTCTTGCCATTCTGCCTCGCTACGCTTCCGCCGCAGGTTCGGCACAGCCATTTGCCGCTCGGTGTCAATGCCATCCAGTCATCCATTGCGCCCTGTTGCCATGGATCCAGCGACAGTCCGCCCATGCGAAGAATCTTTCCGGCATCTCCGCCGTCAGTCTGCAAATACTCCGGCGCGATTCTAACGGACGGCTCCTGGCTTCCCATCAGCCTCTCGCCCTGATAGGATTTCCGCGATTTCGTCGCCATCTGTTTCAGCTCCTTCTATTTCCTCTATCTCTCTTATAGTCTCACGATACTGCCGCGCAAGGGCTGGCAATGTATTCATTTTCGCTTCTTCCATTGCGCTGTACAGCCTGCCCTCAAGGGCTTTTAATTTCCCTAATCTATCCACTGAAAATCACCTTGTGTGTAAATCGGCGCT